ATGTTTAATAGTACTTTGTATCTGCATACGCAACAGCTCACGCCAGTTCATTTTAGGCTCAGTAAGCTCTTTAATCATACGCATAACGCCTGCAGGAGTGTTACCAGCACCTGCACTTTGCGCCGCTGAAATCATGTTTTCTTTAATTTCGTCTTTAATTTTCTTTAAATCATCTTTGGTATACTTAGGCTTCTTAGAGCTAACAGAGTTGCCGTTTGCATCTTTTGTGTCTTCGCCTTCACTACTACCTTCACCTTCGCCTTCACCCCAATCAAGGTGTTCGTCTAATAGTTCGCCTAGTGCATTTAATTGATCTTCGTCATACTTGTCTTTTAGATCATCGTATACTTCTTCTGAAGTCCAATTTTCATATTTAAAGTCTTGGTAGCATTCTACAATGCTAGGCTTTTCGCCAATACGATCACGTACTAGTACATTGTTTACAATATAGTCTTGTGCAATGTTAGATAGCATTGCATCTAAGTCTCGACCTTGCCAGTAACGGCGTTCTAAGTGATCAAATACGCAATGCAAGATTTCGTGTGCAATAACAAATTCGATTTCTTTGTTATTCATTGCGTTAAAGAATTGTGTATTATAGTAGAGGTTACGTCCGTCTACTGCGGCAGTTGGACACCAGTCGTCTGCTGCCTTAATCTGTAAACGTGTAGCCATGTTACCAAAGAAAGGATGACGTAGTAGCAAGCCGACTCGTGCAACAATAATACGGTCGTATACTTCTACACGCATTTCTTCTAATGCTTCTGGGGTAATATTAGGATCTGGTTGCCAGTTCTTTTTACCAATTTCTTGCTTAGACATGTGCTATATCCTTTGTTTCATTTATATGTATATTATACACTATTTACAGAGTTTGTCAACCAAAAAGAGTAAAGGCGAGCTCAAAGAACCCGCCTTTACAATACTTTTAGTTTTGAGCGGCTTTAATGTATTTGCCATATCTATCATGGAATTCATCAAAACACTCAATTGCATCTGGATCAATTGGAAGACCGTATTGTGTAAGAGCAAGTTTGATACCCATTACAACCAATTCAGTTTCAAAGTTATCCATGCTAAAGCGTAGGAAGTTATTAACTTTTTCGTCAAACTTCTTATCACCTTTCGCTTCTGCTTCTTGCAACTCGTAGCAGAGTGACACTGTTAAGGAATACATAGCACTGATTTCTTTAGTATCCATCTCTTTAACTTTGCCTGCAAGAATGTCAGTTGGGTTAGGCATGCGTGACGCTACCTTTCGGTGTGCCATAAATTTGACAGCCAAACCTTCACCAACTGAACCACTTACAAGATCTGTAAGTGTATTCTCATCTAACTCATCTTCAAGTAGTTCTGATACAAACGACCAAGTACGCGGTGTTGCAAAAGAACGTGAAGGTGACTTAGGATCGAAATCGTATAAGTCTTTCTTTGCAAACTGTAGGTAACCTACAACGTCTGCATGTTGATTGTTAGCAGTAGCCCACTGGAACCAATCGTCAAAGTTAACAGCAAGTTCTAAGTGAATAAAACGGTTAGCTAACGGAGCAGGCATTCTGTAAGTAACACCTTTGTCTGCTTCACGGTTACCAGCCGCAACAATCATTACATTATCTGGTAATTTGTATTGTCCTACTTTGCGGTTAAGAATAAGCTGATATGCTGCCGCTTGCACACTTGGTGCCGCAGAGTTCATTTCATCTAAGAACAATACAATGTTATCGTATTGTGCCGCAAACTCTTCGCTTGGAAGTTCGCTAGGCGCACCCCAAACCATTGTACCTGAATTACTATCAAAATACGGAATACCTTTAATATCTGTCGGTTCCCAAAGTGATAGTCGAATATCGATCAAATGCGAGTTAGGAAGGCTGTTAGTAATCTGACTTACGATGTCTGATTTACCAATGCCTGGAGGTCCCCATAAAAATATTGGACGCTTTCTTTTAAGAGCGTGGTTAATTGATGCTTTTGCGCCGTTTGGCCCAACTGTTCGTGATACTGTAGCTTCCATAATGTATTCCTCTTTGTAGTGTTATCAGTGCTAATTTCTAACTTATGTATATATAATAACATCATTACAGCAGATGTCAACCATTAAATGAGGTAAATTACAGATTTTTTGAACGAGACATGGCTTTTGATAAGCCGTATTTGCGCAAATCGCCACTGAAAAGAGTAAGTTCGACTGCTTTCTTTTCGTTCGTTACAGTGATACTACGGTTAGTTAAGTAGTATGGACAGTCAATAAATTGATCTAAAAATATAATAACTTGTGTAGTTAATGGCATATCTTTAGGATACGGTACATCATATGTTGCAAGTTCTATTTCCTGCAAAACCAAATATCCTTCGTCAGTTAACCGTAAACCGCCGTTGCCTTTATTTCTCGTATTCTTCCACCATAATGGCAGATACTCTTTTACAGACAACTCAGTTGCGGCTTTGCCCAGTTGTGTTAGAAAGATTTTAGTATATGTTTCTTTCCAGTTCATTCTTCTATAACCACATCACCTGCGGTTAATCTAATTACTAGAAAGTCCTTGCAATCAAATAGGTCATTGAGTTTTTTAGCAAGATTGTGTGCATGGCCAGGATTTGAAAAACTTGTTTTCTTATACTTTGGTCCTGGATAGTTTGTTAGAGAGTTTGAACTCTTAAGATTAAATGGCTTGTTCTTATAAAATACAGCCCAGATAGCATCAGCATTAAGTACTTGTTCTGATCGATAATTCTTTTTATTAATGTGCTCTAGTAGCACAGTTGGCTTTGGTCTTGACATAATATACGTAATCCTTTTAATTAACTACGTATATATTTATCTCTTTTAAAGGTAATCTACGTGCTTTATAGCTTGATTGCCAATAATAATAGTATAGCAATCAAAACAATATTTGTAAAAAAGATACCTATTGCTAGTATTGTATGATACCAAATCCATCTTGTCTTGTATGCATTTTCAATAGTAACTTCGTTAGGATCGGTGTCTTCTGCCATAATATCAATAACTTTTTTCTTAGGCTGCCCAATGTTGTCTATATCATTTATAGTTTTTTGTGCCTGTTCCCATTGCCTATCTGCTTCTCTTTGGAATCCCCACTCTAAAAATTTATCCCACATAACTAATCTCGGTTGTTTAATCTCCCCAACTAGACCCACCGTCCATTTGGATTTCAATCGTTTCTTCTTGTTTCTGCTGATTGTTATCTTTAACTAATTGTTCTAATTGCCCATGCAATCTTGACATAACAATACCTAGTGTAAGTGCTAGGTTCTTAGCAGTATTTATATCCAGTCGTACTTCTTTAGCACGACTGTTGTCAGCAAGTTTTACTGTTTGTATATATTTTTCAATAGTGGCTGTATTAAGATCATCGTTTGTTTGCACGACTTAACTCCTGTCTCATTTCAACTTCACTGCTCATTGGTCCTACAAATGTGTAACGTTCTAATGTAACTAGCTTGGGACAAAAACTTTTAACCCAACCTTTATCAAAGCGAATAATATAATATCCTGCGCAATATAAACTTTTAGACTTTTTACTTTTGGTAAAGAGCGGTAGTTTCTGTTTTACGTCATACATTACATTATAAGGAGATGTACTAGTTGGATAACCGTATACCTCTTTGTTTACTTCTAATTTAGCAGTCTTGTCTCTTTCAAAGATTGTTTTACCCAGCTGTTCTTCAATTTCTGTTTTATTATCATAGAACTGAACTGACTCGCCTGTTGATAACATAAAACGATCGTCAGCTACAGATATTGTACCTACTCTCTCGCCATCGTTTTCGACAATCCAAAATTTATTCTTTAATACTGTTTTTGCTTTTATACTCATTTAGGATACCTTGCTTGTAACGGTTCAGCATAGTATTGTGCTTGATCTGCAATACGTTGCATATCCCATTTAGCACAAAACTTCATAAGACGCATACCAACCTGCAATACGTTCTTAGGCTCTACTTCGTTAATAGTGTTATCAATAATTTCTCTAATATCTGCAGGTTGTGCAGTCAAATCACAAAGTACAACATTACGTTGATAGTCATCTAGTACACGATGTTCTACACCTTCATGATCAGTCCAACGCTGTAACATCATATTGTTCCAGTTGTAACCTTTGTTGTTTTTATCTTCAAATGCTTCAATAAGGCCTACTTTGTTCTTAGTGCCTTTCTTGCGTACACCAGGGTAAGCACTAAACACATTGTCACTAGTGTCACCACGCATACACTTTTCAAACAACATAAAGTCAGGTTCGGGTGCAGGCTTAGGCTCTTTTGTTTTCTTGTCAATTACACGATCGCCTTTGTCTGTAAAGTAACCTTCGTGTGTAATTGTAGTGTTACTAACACCATTGTACTGTTTACAGTTAGGTGCAATAAGTTGTGCAAAGTCTCCGTCAGTACTAATAATAACATGATTGTCATTAGGATGTGCTTGTACCCAACCAGCAATAAGATCATCTGCTTCTAGTTGCGGATGTCGCATAGTAGTACAGTTAGTCTTGTCTTCTACAAAACTCTTAAACTCATCAAAGATTTCCCAAAACAACGTGTCTTCTTCAGACTCTACTAGTGTCATCTTATCACGTGCAACTTGCCTGTTGCGCTTGTAAGGCTCATAAAAGTCCTTGCGCCAACTACGACCTTCTAAACAGAACACAACATGATCTGCATTAAAGTCTTGCCATGCTTTCTTAACACTGTTAAGTGTAATATGTAATGCCATACCAAGTTTAGTATCAGTATCGCCACGTACTACATGTCGAGCTCTAAAGAAAGTATTTGCTGTGTCTACTAGTACATAAGTTGCCATTTACACGCACCCCGATATACATAACGAAAAGATATCGCCATTCTGTACGAGTGCAACAAGTAGTGTAATACCTAATATTTCTAACATAGTTTTGCCTTTGTATTGTTTGTTATAGCACTATTATAGCACCAGACCTGGCTGTTGTCAAGCATTAAGATACTTCGCTCTTGCCTTTATCGATTGGCACAACGTTAATATAACCTGCACCTCTATCTGTGTCCATGCCTTCTTCTTGTAGCATGTTATA